TCTCGCATCAGGTTCGGCAGCTTCACAAACGGAGCCAACATCGGATTTGAGACGGTCTGCAAGAGCGAGGTGAGGCGTTGGGTGCGTACCTCTTTTTGCATAACCGCAGCCACGCCACGCGGCTTGATCTCCAAGTCACCCTTCACGTCCTCTGCGTCCTCGTTGAACTGCATATTCCACTGAAAGTACGCTTCACCGAGAGGCTTCAAGAGGTAGTCGTCGATGTTCTTGATGACCGTCTTCATCGACAAGCCCGCGCTGCCCATGAGCATCGACAGGCCCGCTGCCGTACGTCCGGTACCGGTTACGCCCGTCTGGCCGTGCATAATCGACGGAATGCCCGTCTCCTCGTCCGCAAGCTGACGACTAATCTGGTACATCTGAATGTTTTCGGGGGCCGTGTTCGGAAATTTGAGGCCGTTGATTGCCGTACCCGTGACGCCCGACTGGCGGCGGAATATCTTGCCGGGGAAGATGTCCATGTTCTGTCCGGGCACCAACGACGCTTCGTCCACATCGAAGACGAGGTTACCAGCGAGGGCGAGGTTATCGATTGCCATACGTACGTGACCGTTCATCAGCATCTGTGCGTCTTCCATGTTCTCGGCAACACCAACGCCCCACACTTGGTACGGGTTGATTTCGAACGGAAACGCTTGGTACGGGATACGTGCCGGAGTGAACGGGTTGACGACGCAACGAAGAACCATGTTGCCACACACCCACACGTTGACCTGAATCTGGTCGAACTCGGACATATTCCGAGCCTCTTCCATGCCCACCTCGTCGGCAAACTTGGCGTCGAGGACACCCCAGTATTCGAGGACTTCGTACCGGTTTTCGGCTACGTACGGCTCCGTTTCATCTTCTCGGATCGTGTCTTCGTAATACTTGTCTTCGTAGTTCGGACCTTTTGCAAGGCACTCACGGATCGCTTCCGCATCGAAGTGCGGACGCATGATGAGGCTACGAAGCTGCGACCGGTTCATGCGGTGGCGTTCGATAACGTACTCACAGTCCTCAATCGACGTGGCTGACGGGTCCGGGTGAAAGTCCCACGCAGACACGGCTTCGATACGTGGAACCGTTTTTTCGTAAGGGTTGTATGTCCGCTCACCGTCCTCGCCACGCTCCCAGTTGTGAACGCGCTTGTGAAAGTTGAACGGACCCTTTACAATGCCCGTACCGAGCAGGGCAGACTCGAAGATCGCCTTGCGAAATACGTTGACGGCATTCGTATCGAGGAGTTGATCGTGGATGCACTTTTCCATACGCCGAGCTTGTTCCTTTGCAGGTTCAAACTGTGGCTCACCGACCTTCGCCTTGCCGGGTACGACCATGTCGCCAAACTCTTTGCCGTACGATCCCAAGACGTGCGGCTCAGAGGCGGACATAGCACCCGGAGCGAGTTCACGACCATCGCCCGGAAAACCGTACGGGTCGCTCTGTTGATTGACTTCATCCGCCGGAGTACGCATGTGGGCAAACTCCGCGATACCTTCCGGCATCGGCGTAGACTCGACTACGAGCGGAAACTTTTTGTTAGCGAAAAGAATGTCAACAATTTGCCCGTACGCCGCAAGGACTTTGGTCTTGGTGATCTTGATGAAGACCTTCGACCGTTCGGAGTCGCGGTATTGTGTCGTCGAATCGTAGATGCCACGAAAATTCTTGTACGCTTGGAGCCATCGTTGCTCGTAAACGTACCGTCCGTTTTCCGCATCTTCGAATTTCGCACGAATATATCCGGCGAGACCGGGCATCCGCTCCGTCGGTTCGACGAGGGGGATGGTCTGATCGTCTTCCGGCTCTAGGAAATTGTCAGCCATTCTTTCGCTTTCTTAGTAGTCGCGTTCTTCGGCCATACGCATGACGGACGGATCGATAGCGGCCTTAGTCATTTTCTTCGGCATATCTTCCGTCAAGACATCCGTCTTGGCACGAGTATCGAACTCGAGACCTTCACGGTACAACTTGTCTGAACCCATCGCGTCATCAACCGAAGTGTTCGGCGAATTCATGATGTAGTCAGCACCGTAGTTATAGTTGTTGTCTGGCATCGGGTTGCTCCCCTAGTTACGGTTGTGGTTGATTTTCGAGGAAGCCTTTGCCGACTCTGGCTCGGTTTCTTCCCCTTCTCCGGTCGATTGCTTCTTGCTCTTGTTTAGCGATTGCATCGTCCAAAGCCTGTTGGTACGGAGCCATCTGCTCCGGAGTCATTTGATAGAAATCATTTGCTGGCATATTAAATGCTTTTGCCAAGCGTTCTTGTGGATCGAGTCCGGTTTCACTCGGAATAACTATATCTGCTAAGGGAAGGCGTCCGGCTATGGCGCGGCCTACAAGAGGACGTACTACCGCCTCTCCTGCTTGTTGTACTGCCTCTTCTGCGAGAGCCTGTGCCGGATCGAGAACCATCGCGGCTACACCCGCAGCACCGATAGTGCCAGCCGTGAGCATCGCCCCCGTGGTCCCCGAACCCTCTTTCTTTACTGTGAGGCTTTCGATCTTTTCATTCCACAGGCCGAGAGCTTTTAGTTCGTCTATTTCTGCTTCAGTGAATTCCGGTATAGAAGTTTTTGTTCCGTCATCCATCGCAGACGCAGCCTCACGCTCTGCTTTTCTTTCATCATATGCCGCTTGTTCTGCTTCATCGAAAAGAAATCTCGCCTCTCCAGCAGCACGACCAGCAGCCCTCACTTCTTCGGGATCGTAAGCGGGTTGTTCTTTTACGAGTGTTAAAAATTTATTTAGAGCAGTCTGTTTATCAGAAAGTGCCTGTGTTTGCTTGAGTTCGAATTGAGCATCTCTGAGCTTGATTACCTGATCTTCGCTCAACTGAATTACGTTGCCAAAGTTCTCTCCCAAGCCACCGCGAAAGTTCTCTGCTCCGTAATTTTCAGGAGCCTCCAAAAGAAACGGAATATCCCGCGTGGGAATCAGGCCGGTGCCTGTGTAAAATTTTGCGAGAGTAGAAGTGTCTTTGTGACCCATGACCCCTTCTACGAGGTCTTCGCGAATCTTGAACTGTTCCTTTAGATACGTAGGAACAATCGAGCGTATCACACCTATTGTAACAAAAGGCTGACGTACAACTTTGTCGCCTTTTACAACATTCATAAGGGGAAGAAGGTCTACGTATTCTTGGAGGCGGGGTGTAATGTGTTTTTTGAAAGTATTTTCTGCTGTAGACTTCTTAACATCAAAAAGAGAATCTGACTTCGACTCGTTGAACGCTCCGAGTACGAGTTGACCTGCTCGGGAGTTTGCCGACCACTCGTAGTCAGGACGGCCCTTCTTATCCTTCTTCGTAGTTTTTTTACCCTTTACTTTTATTGTGACAATGTTGCCGTCGCCATCTCGTACAAAAGACACGTCCGACTTTTTCAGATTAAATATCTGGGCGGGTCTGTTTGCGGTTATCTTGTGATACTCTAGGAGACGGGCAACTTTAGGATTAGTCTTTTCAATTTCAGGAAGGGCTTCTTCATAAACAGCGTCGAGTTTTTCTTTTTCGAGAACACCTCGCATAGGCCGTGCATCTTCATCATCCGCACTTTCCCGTCCGGTACGCTGTGTACGTCCTGTGGTGATGCCGGTAAGGACCGGATACATCGCTCGGCTCGAAGCGGTCTCGCCGCCTACTACCACGTCTTCCGTAACAGAAAGAACGCCCTGCTGATCGAACACGGGACGGATAGCATTTTCGAGAGCTTGTACGTTTGGGTATTGATTCGCTCGATACGGCTCTTTAGACGGCCCGAGTCTGTCGTCAATGATCTCGGTCTTCTTCAAATCCTTGTACGGCATGTCGATATCGAGGCCGAGCTTGTCGAATGCCCCTATCAATGCCTTCGTTCTGTTTTTCGCACTTTCACTAACTGTGGCTATCGTCTGTACGAAATCGATAGCCTCACGTACCGAAAGCGTACCATCGACGCCTTTGAGTGTGAGTTCTTCTAGGGTGAGTGCCATCGTTTAGTATCCGAATGTCGCGTCTTGTACTTTGTACACTTGATTCTTGATTGCGCCGAGTTGCTGATGGATCGAAGCGTATCCGCTCATGCGTGTCATCAGCATGTAGCGAAGGGCGTCGTAGGCGTGATCTTCAGCCTTCGTGTCTACGTCTTCGCTGTTACTTTTGGAGAGTGGTATGCCAGCGAGTTGCTTGACAGTATTCGTACACGTGGAAAAGATGCGTAGGCGAGGCTCTTCGGTGTACGGATCGTTAGCGAGACGGCGGTGTATTTCCATCTTGCCTTGTATACGATTACGGTCGGATGGCGTCCAACGCACACCGACTCGCATCATCGTCTCTGCTATTGAAGGTCCGAAACCCGTCTTGTTCCAGCACGAGGAGTCTAAGACGGTGTAGTGAGGAAGCGGGTCTAACTCCTCTGCTTCTAGTATTTTATCAGCGAGTTGTTCCGCTGTCAAGTGTTTAGCATATAGTTCGCGATAAACCCAGATATTGTTATCCCAGTCAATAGCCCCCCATAGAACGCACGACGGACTCGCGTACCCGTAGTCTGCCGCACGTATGCGTGGCCAATTGGTAGGTAACTCGAAATGTTCGACAACGTGCCGACTCCTTGAGAATTCGGGGAAGGCCGCTCCCTCCGCCACGTCCCAATCACCTTCGAGAAGCCGCTTTCGCTCGACTTCCGGGAGCGACCTGAGCATGGCCTCATACTGGCCGTCTGCCATCAGGTAGGGATTGTCGGTCAGCCGCGCCGGTACAAACTTGCGAAGGAACAGCGGTTGACCTGCCTTTTCGTGGCCGGGGGGCCACAGGAATTGTTTTCCGGTGTCGATGTCGAACGCGGGAAAGGGCTTGTTCGGTTCGATCCCATCGATGTACGTTTTCTTAACCCACCAGCCGCCGACACCGCCGGGGTTGGCTGTGCAACGCATGTAGAGGTGTTGCTGGAGTTCGGGGTCTGTTGCACGGAGACGAGAACGGAGGTAATCCCAGACGTACGGTGTCGGGTATTGCGTTATCTCATCGATACCTATCCAGTTGAACGCTTGCCCTTGAAAGCGGGTTACGTCTTTGT